ATATTTACAGAATAATTAACATTTGCTCCTACTGGATTTGTATTTACAAAATATTCACTTGCTTCATACCAAGTAGCATTATCATTAGAAACTTCTACTATTATTGGGTCGCTTGTATTAGTTGAACTTCCAAAGAAAGTAAGTCTGGTCACAGTATTCATATCTATTGTTGTGCTTGTTGCTGTTCCATTCGCTAATGTTGCTAGTGTATCTAATGTATTATATGTAAAAGATGGAGGTGAAGTATGAAGCGCCCCATTAGAATTTACCTTTAGGGCATATAATCCAGTTGGTGACGTATCCTTTCTACCATACATCAAGACTTGGGTAGCGGTCGTTAAACTGTCGTCTTCTCCACTAGTTATTTTTGAATTTAATGTGCTATCAAAAGAATATAGCGCCCCATTATTATTTACTTTCATAGCACGAAGTCCTGTTGGCGCATCATCCTTTCTACCATAAATGAGATTTTGAGTAGCCTCTAGTAAAGTGTCGTCTTCTCCAATAGTTATTTTTGAATTTAAGTCGGCTAATGTTGCTTCGGTTGCTAAACCAACGCTATCTCTATCAATATCTACCATTAATCTACCTTGGTCGTCTGCTTTTAATGCTCGTAACCCAGATGGAGAAGCATCCTTTCGCCCATAGACCACTGTTTGTAAAGCTTCAGTTAATGTATCATCGTCTCCACTAGTCATTTTGTTATCAATACTGAAAGTTTGAGCGTTTATTGGAGTTGTATCGCTTAATATGTTTTGTAACTCTGTAATTACAGTATCTTGTTTAGTTTCTGTAGCAAGTCCTACAGAATTACCGACTATATCTACGTCTTGTGTTCCGTGTGACGTTCCTGCTAAATCTACTTTCAATAACCCAGTATTTGTTAGAGTAATTTCACTTAATTCATTAATATCATTTTTACCTAATACAAGTGACATTTAAATATTACAAAGAAAATTAAAATTAAAAATTATCTATAAGAGGACAGAGGACACCGTTAATATTTACATTTATAAGAGTATCTACTGCGGCTGCCCCAGCATCAGGAATATAATTTACCATAACAACTGTTCCTGCTGAAATAAGAGCATTTATAGTATAAGTCAATTGCTGATACACACTATTAATTTTAAAATCACCTATACTATAATTTATTCCACTAGCAAAATTCCTTTCAATAATTCTAATTTTACCTGACATACCAGTTCCTGCTATATTCACGTCTTGTAACATTAGTTGTTGATTAGTTGGAACAAGATAAATAGCCGATTGTGATACATTTGTTCCAGGTTCAACAGAAGCATAAATCGCAGATTGTGTGCTATTTGTTATAGTTATTTGTCCAGCATTTTCTTTTAATGAACCTGTAGTTAAAACAATCACTCTATGGACTGCTTTACCCTGAACGAAAAGTGGAAAGTTACTCCCTCCACCACCTGTAATTGTATAATCTAAGGATTGAATTGTGTCATTTTCATCAACGTATATTATTCTTACTGTTCTTGCTCCAGTTCCAGCACTATCGTCATTAGCATTTGGGTGGTATATGTATAAGTCAGTAGCGGTATCAACTACAAAATTGTAACTCTGTAATCCAACAGTTCTAGTAGTATTTGGGTTTGAATCCTCAAGAAGTCCTTTTATATTTACCTTAGTAAAATCAGTATGTATGCCTCGAACCATATCCACATTCCAATCGTTCCCAGTTCTATAAAGAGTTGTATCGGCGTCTATTTGAATTCTACTATTTAAAAACGTAGAAGCCGCAAACTGACTATGTAAAACACCAGCTGTAATAAGTGACAATTTTCCCTCTACAGAATTTGTGTTTAATACTTCGACGGCATAAAATAAACCTTTTAGAGCAAATCTTTTATAGAAATACTCATCAGCACTTAGGGTTTTTGTAAATATAGTTTTTCTATCATTGTCACTTTGTGTAGGAGATTGGAAAATATTTATTGTAGTTGCTACTGTGGATTTTGAAGTAACATCAATTACGCTTGAGTTTCCTACCCAAGTCAATTCGCTTTCGTATCCTACAGTAGGAAATGTTCCAGTAAATGATGCTTGTGGATTGTATCCATATGGGCGTGGGTCTAATGATACTGCCATTTATATTTATAATATATAGTATTTTTTTATTTTTCAAAATAAATATCTCACCTTAGATTATAAAAAATGTCCTCAAAAATAATATCACTTGTTCCAACAAATGGCACTGATTTTTCAGTAACTGAAGGTCAAAAAGTAATTTTCGAATTACCCCCTAATTTAGGTCTTGTAAAAGGTCGTGATTCATACATAGCACTTGATGTTCTTAACACAACTGGTTTAGGAACACCCCCACTTAACCAACGTTTTGGTTTAGACCAGATGGCAGGAGCATCATCCCTCATTAACAGAGTAGATATTTACTCACTCCGTGACGGCACACATTTAGAAACACTTCAGCATTATAACCAGATGATTTCATACGTCAATCAGTATTTATTCCAGGATAAAACTAATCTTCAGTCTTTAGAAGGTTGTGGTAAAGATGTATATGCTGAGAAATTTGATACAGCTGGAGCTCACGCAAACACTCAGTTGTCAGCAAACCACGTAGAAGATGCTATTTTGTCACCAATCAATGCTACTACAGGCACTGGTATGTTTTCTTATAGAAGATATACAATCCCTCTCAAAGCCGGTCTTTTTGCTTGGTGGAGCGATGAAAGACTTTGCCCAGTAGCTGCCTTTGGTGGTATTAGAATTGAACTTACATTAGAAAGTCCTGATAAAGCATTCCATCAACTTCAAACTGGAGGAACAAATGCCGGAGGTAATCCAGCCAGTATTGCTCCAGGAACATCAGCCGCAGATGGTTTAGCATTCGGCGATAAAGGAGCTAATTATACATCAATTACTACAACCGGAGATTTAACTATTGAAAAATCAGGGTTGGCAGTAGGAAACAAAATCACTATTATTGACAGCAACAACGCTGGTGGTGTTGAAAGAACAATTGCTACATTAACTGAAGGTGGCGGTAAAGTTTCCCTTACATTTATTCCTCAATTAACCGCAGCCACAGGTATTTCAGTTAGACTTACATCAGTTACAAGAGCCGCAACAATTAAACCTCAATTCCGTGTTGTTAGTGTAGCACCACCTAGTGATTTTGTTTCACGTATAAGTGGAGGTTTCCAGTATCAATTTACTACTTGGGATTATCACACAAGCACAGTAATTTCAACAAGCACCCAGCACCAGGTAGAATTAAACTCCGTAGCAACAAAGGCATTAGCACTCCAGAGTTCCTTTGTAAATTCTGCTGAAGAAAAAGAGGCGATGTTCTCAAGTTACTTCGCCGGTTCAGCCCCAAGACAAACAAACCTCAACTCTTATCAGTATTTCATTAATAACAGACTTATGCCTGTTAGAAGTGTAAATCCACAACCAACAGAACACAAGGTCACCGCAATGAATGAAGTTAAGAAGACTTGGGATAGTGTTTCACACGAAGCACAGGATTTCGGTAACGATGATGGCAAGAACTTAGAAAAATACACAAACACTTTCTTAATCGGTCGTCAGTTAGCAAAGAAACCTTATTACTATGACCTTAAGGACAGTGAAGGGCAGATTCGTCTAGGATTTTCATCCGCACCAAATGCCAACTATCAGGTAAATACTTTTGTATGGAACAATAAGGTTGTCAATATTGGTGCTGGAGCCGAATTAAATGTTTTATTATAAATAAAAAAAATTATCTATTTTTAATTTCTTGAGTTATTTTATAAAAAAAATGCCAGTTTCAAAAGTTTATTTTTCAGTTCCTCCTGTAAATGATTTATCTATAAGCGAAAATGCCGGAGCCATTTCAGGTGGTTTTTCAAATGCCAAAGGTAACGGAAATATTAGATTTCAAATTTCTGCTCAGGACAGAATGTTAGATACAAGTGATATGTATCTTACAGGACGTATAATTCACGTCAAAAGTGACGGCACTCCATTAATTGTTCCAAATGCCACAACCAAAGCAAACTATAACGCTCAAAATGGTGTCAATCTTACAAAAGTAGCAAACCAGAATATTTCTAACTGGGGTGGTGTTTCAAATATGGTAAAAAGAGTGGTTGTTCAGTCAAAGAAAACTTCAGTAAATGTAAGTGAAAACCGTAACTATCCTATGTATGTAAATGCCAGAACTGCTTGGTCACATAGTAAAGATGATTTCCTCGTATCACCTCTTCTTAGAACAGGTGCTTCAGGAACATACGCAAATGACCTTAATAGAAAAGCATCAACTATGGCTTCAGCAGGTGATATGGGCAACGTTGGTCCTACTCTTACTGCTTTACATTATGGCAAACCTTTCTCATTTAAATTAGAAACTGCTCTTTTAGATAATGTTAAAGAAGTCCATCTTGGTAACGATTTTATGGGAGGTCTTGTAATTAATCTTGAATTATCTCAGGAAGATGGTTTTTATTATAACAGATTTGAAGATACAGGAACAAACCAGGCAACCGCTCCTGTTGATGGTTCATATTATATTGTAAAAGACCTTAAATTAACAGGTCGCCTTTCTATTCCTACTCCACAGGATTTAGCAAATTACAATTCACAGATGTTATTAGGAAGCAGATTCAACTTAATAAATGACGTCACTTCATCAACTAATAGTAACAAATACACACCAAACGTTTCAAGTGTCCGTAGTATAGTTAATATTTATCTCGACCAAAATCAGGAAAATAACAGAAACAAGAACGAAAGCAACTTCCGTGTCCCTCTTGGTCTTAGAGAATATTCGTCACAGAAAAACAATACACGCACACCTCAAGACTATTTAATTGAAGTTGAACCTAATTTACTTAAAAGAAGTGATGAAGCCGGCAATGTCATTAATCCAAGTGACGCAGGTAAAAAGGCTTCATACCAGGGAGATGCGGAAGTTCGTAACCTTTTCCAGAGAGCAGTTCTCAACGGAGAAATCGCAGGAAAGACTGCCTGTTCCCTTGAATTACAGAACGATGTAATAGATGAACAGTATAACGCAACACGTGGAGGAGTTTCACAGGACGATGGTGTAGGTCTTAACACAAAGGCAAACGCTATGGGTATTGGTATTGATTATACTTTCCATATGGGTGAAACTAGTGACTTCCGTCAGCGTGATTATGACAATCTTATTAAATCTGGAGTTGCTTCTGGTAACGCAAATCTTCCAGCTTCAAGAGCATCACTTAACGAAACTGTCCAGTCTTATATTAAGAATGTTTCTGCCTTCGATTCCAAAACTTTAATGATGTCACAGTAATTTTATTTTAATTTTCTTTGTTCTAATTATAAAACAATGCCTAGTCAATACGGAAAAAGTAACAGTAATTCACACAAAATGCCTGATGGAACAGTTATGAGTGGAAAAACTCATAGCAAAGATAGCAAAGTAATTTCAAAACCAAAGAAGAATGATGAAGAAGAAGGAATACCATTTGACGAATTAAAAGAAGGTTCTCTTAAGAGAATGTTAAAAATTAAGAAAGATGACCCCAAATTAAAAATTGGAGAGTTACAGAAGATATTAAAAACAAAAGATGGAGAGAGTTTTATGTTTCGTGGAAATGAAATTAAGAAACTTACACCTCTTATGAAAAAAAGAGTTACATTAGCAATTACGCTAATCAGGTCTAGTAAAAAGAAATAATTTAATAAGGAGTGCTAAAAATAACTTTGTAGTTTGGTTCTAGTGGTAATGGACTTTTTTCAGTTTCAGGATTTCCTTCTGTTTGTAACCAATAATAATTTCTTCCTTGTTTTATAAATAAATTGTCACCGCCTGTTGAACTATATACCTTAAATCTTTTTTCATTAGACCAATGATTATTAATTAAATTATGTGTTCTTACTGTTGTAGTGCCGGTTTTTGTTACATCGGTTCTTGCTCTTAAATTATCAAATTTAAGTTTATCTATTTTTATCCAGTAGTGATTTTCCATTTTTTTTATTTTATACTTTTTTAATCTTTAAGTCATTATATTTCATATTGATTATTTTCTTCATTAACCTGAGGTTGGTTACAGGAACTTTCGCAACAACATCGCATTTTACAATTTATAGATTTTATTATACGGACTAATCCATTTAATATTTCTCGTATCAATAAAAGTTTTTTCATTCTATATATTATCATATATAATCAATGAGTAATGAAATAGTATTTGTAAAATTTTCTCCTTCAACTAACCCTAAGAAAAAGTTGATGGCGCAATTTTTTGATAAGCAAGGTAAAAAGAAAAAAACTACGCATTTTGGAAGTAAGCCAAATAAAGATTTCACAATTTATTCAAAAGAGAGTAAAGAGAAAGCAAACACAGAAAGAAATAAATATATTGCTCGTCACAAGGTTCGTGAAGATTGGAGCCAATCAGGCAAAACTACCGCCGGTGCTTTGTCACGTTACGTGCTTTGGGAAAAACCAACAGTTCAGGGAGGCAAACAAGCATATGCGAGACAATATGGTTTGAAAATTAAGAAATAATATATTTTTTTATTATATGAATCCAGACAATAAACAATCTAGATTAAATAGAAAAGGAGCAACAGTAGAATTCAAAGACGATGATTATGAGACTCCAAGCACAGTGTTAAATGATTTAATTCCTCACATTAAACCTAATTCAATAATTTATGACCCTTTTTATTGTAACGGTAAAATAATTGATGAATGGAAAAAATTGGGGTTTGATTGTGTAAATGAAAAGAAAAATGCTTTTGATAGAGAACATCCTTATTTTGATATTTTAATTAGTAATAGACCATTTTCATTGAAACAGCAATCAGTAGAACTAGCATTTTGTTTAGGAAAACCATTTATGTTACTTATGCCAATTGATTCATTGGGTAGTAAATGGATTGGTAAATATTGGGATAAACTTCAATTTATCATTCCTAATAAAAGATATAATTTTATAAAAAATGGTGACATTACTAAAGGTTGTTGGTTTGATACTATGTGGGTTTGTCACAAAATTGGATTACAAGAAAAAGTGATAAAAAAGTGACGGAATGACGAAATTTTAGTGAAAAAAAAAGGGTTGAAATCCCAAGTGCGGAAATGCGGAAATGCGGATTTCAAACATAGTGCGTATTATTTATTTATAAAATTTTGATGCTTCTTTGTTGCTTCGTGCCTTTTTTTAAAACTCCTCACAAAAGTTGCTCCACAGTCACAAGTATTTTTTTCATTTCTTTTTTGTTTTAGTTCTTCTGCGTGTTCTTCCCTATATTGCTTTTGTTGTGCTTGTAACTTTTCTTTATTTTCTGCTTTATATTCTATTTGTTTTTGATTTATTTCTTCCTTTTTTTTTTGATAATATGCCTTTCTTTTTTCAAGTAATTCTTCTCTATGTTCTGCTCTGTATTCTCTCTGTTTTATTCGCGCTTCTTCTTTTTGTTTTTCTCTTTCAAGTCTTTGCTTTTCAAAAACTTCTTTCATATGTTGCTTTATTTGTTCTCTGTTGTCTTTTCTGTATTTATTTAGTGTGCTTTCCATTTTATAAAATAGTAACGTTTTATATCTTTAAATGTGAAATTAAAAAGTGATAAATAATAGTGAAATTTAAAAGTGAGTGATATTTTAAAAAAAAAACTATTTGAAAATCCCAAGTGCGGACTGCGGAAATGCGGAAACCGAACATAGTGCGTAT